GCGATGAGCATTATGCAAACCTTGCAGATTTTTTACCGGATGATGTATTAGGAAGATTAGCATCTTCTTTATCTTCAAAGTATCAAGAATATGTTTCATCAAGAAAAGATTGGGAAAAGACTTACACTCAGGGTTTAGATTTACTAGGTTTCAAATATGACATGCGTTCAGAACCTTTTCAAGGTGCATCCGGAGCCACGCATCCAGTACTAGCAGAAGCAGTTACACAGTTTCAATCTCTAGCCTATAAAGAATTATTACCGGCAGATGGACCAGTTCGAACTCAGATCATTGGATTACAAACTCCAGAAAAAGTTCAACAAGCAAGTCGTGTTAAAGATTTTATGAATTATCAAATCATGGATCAGATGAAAGAATATGAACCTGAATTTGATTCTATGTTATTTCATTTACCTCTCGCAGGTTCTACTTTTAAAAAAGTATACTATGATGAAATGGAAGAAAGAGCAGTTTCTAAATTTGTTCCTGCAGATGATTTAATTGTTCCGTACACAGCTACCTCATTAGATGATGCGGAAGCAATTATTCATCGTGTAAAAATTTCTGAAAATGATTTACGTAAACAACAAGTCGCTGGTTTTTATCGAGACATTGATATTGGTAAACCAGGAGATAAAGAATCTGAAATTGAAAAGAAGGAGAGAGAACTCGAAGGAGTTTCTAAAACTGGTAACGAAGATGTTTATACAATTTTAGAATGTCATGTGGATTTAGATTTAGAAGGTTTTGAAGATCAAAATCCAGAGACTGGTGAGCCGTCAGGAATTAAGATTCCATATATTGTAACTATAGAAGAAGCATCTCGTGAAGTTCTTTCAATTAGAAGAAACTATGAAGTAGGAGATCCAAAGAAAAATAAAGTTCAATACTTTGTGCATTTCAAATTTTTACCAGGACTTGGTTTTTATGGTTTTGGTTTAATCCATATGATTGGTGGATTATCACGTACAGCTACAGCTGCATTAAGACAATTACTAGATGCCGGAACCCTGTCTAATTTACCCGCTGGTTTTAAAATGCGTGGTATTAGAATCCGGGATGATGCTCAATCTATTCAACCGGGAGAGTTTAGAGATGTCGATGCACCTGGTGGCAATCTAAGAGATTCATTTATGATGCTTCCGTTTAAAGAACCAAGTCAAACATTACTCGCGTTAATGGGAGTAGTGGTTCAAGCAGGTCAAAGATTTGCATCGATTGCAGATATGCAAGTAGGTGATGGCAATCAACAAGCAGCAGTTGGTACAACTGTTGCATTATTAGAACGTGGTTCAAGAACCATGTCAGCAATCCATAAAAGAATTTACTCGGCTTTAAAAAATGAATTCAGACTTATGGCCAGAGTATTCAAGTTATATCTACCACAACAATATCCGTATGATGTAGTTGGGGGCCAAAGAATGATAATGCAATCGGACTTTGATGATCGGGTAGATATATTGCCAGTTGCTGACCCCAACATTTTTTCACAGACACAGCGTATCTCACTCGCACAAACGGAACTCCAACTGGCAACCTCAAATCCGCAAATGCATAACATGTATCAAGCATACAGAAATATGTATGAAGCATTGGGTGTAAAAAATATTGACAGTCTTTTAGTTAAACCAATGCAACCAATGCCAAAAGATCCGGCGTTAGAACATATTGATGCATTAGGTGGTAGACCATTCCAAGCGTTTCCTGGTCAAGATCATAGATCTCATATTACTGCGCATTTAAATTTCATGGCAACCAATATGGCAAGAAACAATCCAATGGTTATGGCAAGTTTGGAGAAAAATATTTTTGAACATATTAGTTTAATGGCTCAAGAACAAGTTGAGTTAGAGTTTAGAAATGAAATGCAACAGATGCAACAGATGCAAATGATGATGCAACAGAATCCACAAGCTGCACAACAGATACAAATGCAGATGATGCAGATCCAACAAAAGATTGAAGCTAGAAAAGCACAATTGATTGCTGAAATGATGGAAGAATTTATGAATGAAGAGAAGAAAATTACTTCACAATTTGATAATGATCCAATTGCTAAGTTAAGAGCGAGAGAACTTGACCTTAGAGCAATGGAAAATGATCGAAAAGAACGTGAAGGTAAGGATAGAATGGATCTTGATAAGATGAAAGCGATGATGAATCAAGCAAATCAAGATGAAAAACTAGAACAGAATGAAGAATTAGCTAAATTAAGAGCTGATACATCGATTGAAAAGACAATTTTAAGTAAAACTATTCCAAATGTTGATTCAATGATGAAGAATCAAGGTGGTATGATGCCAAATGTTAAAATAATGCGAGGAGGCAACGAGTAACATGAGAAAAAACATGACAAAACCGGAAAAAAAGATTAAAAAGGTGATGAGGGAATTCAAAAGAGGTGAATTACCTATAGGTAAGTCAAAGAAAAAGGTAAAATCGCGTAAACAAGCGATTGCAATTGCTTTATCTGAGGCTGGAAAATCAAAACCAAGGAGTTAAAATGGAAAAACTAGATAAAATAACAGATGTAAAAGTTGGTGAGCAAGAAATTGAGATCGATCCAAGATCAAAAACTTCTGCTGACAAAGCTTACAACTATATTGGTACTGGTGGACCTGAAATGGAAGTTAAAGGTCAAGGTGCAGTATTAGCAGAGAAGAAAAGAAAATCAAAAGCATATTAATTTTATGTTCCCGTGGAGTTTAATAGGTACAGCATTAAAAACTGGCGCTGAGATTTATAAGAATAAGAAAAAATCTGAAATTATAATGTCAGAAGCAAGAATCGTGCATGCTGAAAAGATGAAGCGTGGAGAAATTGAGTACAGTGGACAGATTGCTCAAAATCAAAAAGGCGACTGGAAGGACGAATTTGTACTTTTAGTATTGACATCCCCTCTAGCTATTTTATTTTATTCCGTATTTGCTGAAGATGAAGAGATACAAGCTAAGTTAGATTTATATTTTATGAAACTTCAGGAAATGCCATGGTGGATAGTTTCATTATGGGTATCTGTCGTTGCAGCGATATATGGAATCAAAGCAACTGATTTAATTAAAACTAATGGAGGAAAAAAATAATGTCAAATAGAAGATATAACACACAAACTAGAAAAAATTTTTTATCAGGTGGACAAGCAAAATTAGATAAAGATGGTGATGGTAAAATCACTGGAAAAGATTTCGCTATGTTAAGAGGTAAGAAAAAAGATAACAAAAAGAAAAAACCATCAATCATGATGATGGCTATGAAGGGGAAAAGATAATGTCTAGAGAAAACTTAAAAAGTAAGGCAAGTAAACCAAAAAAAGATGAATCAGATTTAAAACCGGATCCAGAGATTTTAAGTAATAGATATGGTAAAAAATTAAAAAAATATCTTGGTTCTAAAGAAACTGAATTACATGCAGGATATAAAAATGATAAACGACCTTTTCCTGATACAGGAGAAGATATAGCTGAGAAAAGAGCTATAAAAGAAGTTTTACAAGAAGCGGGCATCAAATTTATGTCTAAAGGTGGATTAGTAAAATCTGGTAAACCAAAACTTGCTAAAAAAGGTTGGAGATAATGGCAAAACTTTGTGCAAAAGGAAAAGCAGCTGCGAAAAGAAAATTCAAAGTATATCCTTCTGCATATGCTAACATGTATGCCTCTGGAGTTTGTTCTGGTAAAATAAAACCAGGTGGCAGAAAAAAAGCTAAAGACGGTGGAATGATGAGAGCTGGTTTAGCTAGAAGGAAAAGATGTGCGTAGTTATTATTCAGAAGGTGGTTTAAGAAAATGGGTAGCAGAGAAATGGGTAGACATTGGAGCTCCGAAGAAGAACGGGAAGTATCAACCTTGCGGGAGAAGCAAGGGGGAGAAAAGAAAATATCCAAAGTGCGTACCACTTGCAAAAGCCACACGGATGACAAGCTCGCAAAAGGCGAGTGCTGTCAGACGAAAAAGACAAGCGGGTAATAAAGGACCTAAACCAACTAACGTTAAAACATATGTTTAGAAGACAATTTGCATCAGGAAGTAAATCGCCAGCATGGCAAAGAAAAGAAGGTAAGTCTGAGTCCGGTGGCCTGAACCGTAAAGGCATTGCATCTTATAGAGCAGCTAATCCTGGATCAAAATTATCAATGGCAGTAACTACTAAACCATCTAAATTAAAGAAAGGTTCTAAAGCTTCTAACAGAAGAAAGAGTTTTTGCGCGAGGATGAAGGGGATGAAGAAAAGATTAACTTCAGCTAAAACAGCCAGGGATCCGGATTCAAGAATTAATAAATCTTTAAGAAAATGGAACTGCTAATGTTCGATAGATTTATGTACAAAATTTTAGGTAAACTTGACTTCTTATTTGAGGTTGCTATACCTAGTACCTATGAGAGACTCAAAAAAATTAGAATCTTTTCTAAAAGAAAAAGAACTAAAAGATAAACAACAGGACTTATTTCGAAACCTTAAAACGGAAGTAGAAACAGGTGCGAATGGAACACAAAAATACGTAATCAAGAAAGGTATAAATAAAGGTAAAATAGCTGATGTTAAATGAAGAATTAATTATATTAAATAAAATACAAAAATATTTAAAAGAATCCTATCAAAGTATTGGTGATAACATGATTGGTGGTGGTATTGACAATATGGAAAAATACAAGTATATGATGGGACAGGCACATGCCTATTTAAGAATATCTCAGGAAATCTCTAACCTGCTAAAACCAAAGGAGCAAAAAAATGATACTGAAAGAGAACAACCAGAAAACGTCGTCCAATTCGGACCAAAAGATTAAACCAGCACTTCTTGATAAATACGATGAAATTGATCAAAAAGAAATTGATGGTTATGAACGTTTAAAAACAAAAGAATCAGATAAATTACCTAAACCAACTGGATGGAGATTAGTTGTACTTCCTTTTAAGATGAAGGAAAAAACTAAAGGTGGATTATATCTTGGACAAGAAACAATAGAGCGACAACAAATCGGTTCTACTTGTGGACTTGTTCTTGCTATGGGCCCACATTGTTATGACAAAGAAAAATTTCCAGAAGGACCTTGGTGTAAAAAAGGCGATTGGGTAATTTTTGCAAGATATGCTGGATCAAGAATCCAGATAGATGGCGGGGAAGTTAGAATGCTAAATGACGATGAAGTTTTAGCAACCATCGATAATCCCGAAGATATACTTCATCAATATTAACATAGTAATACTAGGAGGAAACTATGCCGGATAACGAAGAAAATAAAACTGTCGATATCGATACATCTGGTCCTGAAGTTGATGTAGAATTAGAAAATGAATCTACTGAAAACGAAACACCAGAAATAGAAACAGCGCAAGCTGAAGAAACAAAAACTGAGGTTGTTGAACAACCAGAAGAAAAAATAGAAACAAAAGAAACTCCAAAAGAAGATGAGTTAGAAAAATATTCTGAAAGTGTTCAGAAGAGAATTGCTAAACTTACTAAAAAATGGAGAGAAGCTGAGAGACAAAAAGAGGAAGCTTTACATTATGCTAAATCAGTTTTAACTGAAAAAGAAAAAGCAGAACAAAAACTTTCTAAAATAGAACCAAGCTTCTTAAAAACTACTGAAGATGGAATTAAATCTGGTTTAGAATCTGCTAAAGCAAAATTAGCTGCAGCAAGAGAAGCTGGAGATATTAATGCTGAAGTAGAAGCTCAATCTTTAATTTCAGAATATGCTTATAAACAAGCTAAGTTTATGGAAGCAAAAGCTGAACAAGAAGAGTTTAACAAGCAAAGAGAAATGCAAGTTAAAACTCCTGAAATCAATTTAAATAGACAAGAAGTAGCTCAAGGAACTCCTGATCCTAAAGCTGAATCATGGGCATCTAAGAATACATGGTTTGGTCAGGACGCAGCAATGACTTATACTGCTTTTGATTTACATAAAAAATTGACGGAACAAGAAGGTTTTGACCCATCAAGTGATGAATATTATTCTGAAATTGATAAGAGAATAAGACTTGAATTTCCGCACAAATTTGCTACAATTGAGAATAAGGAAACGACCAAGCCTGTACAAACTGTTGCTTCGGCAAAAAGAAGTACAAAAACTGGTCGCAGAACTGTGAGGCTCACACCATCACAGGTAGCAATAGCTAAAAAATTAGGTGTGCCACTCGAAGAGTATGCGAAACAATTAAATATCACGAAGGAGGTATAAGCATATGGAAGATAATAACGATAACAGAACCTCGCGTGCGAGTCAGACTAGAGAAAAAACTTCTAAACCAAAAGTCTGGTCTCCACCATCATCTTTAGATGCACCACCTGCGCCAACAGGTTTTGTACATAGATGGATAAGAACTGAAACTTTAGGATTCCAAGACACTAAGAATGTCGCCGGAAGAATAAGATCAGGATATGAATTAGTTAGATCTGATGAATATCCAGATTCAGATTATCCTCAAGTAGAAGACGGCAAATATGCAGGAGTGATCGGAGTTGGTGGCCTTGTGCTGGCAAGGGTACCGGAAGAGATTGCAAAACAACGTTCTGACTATTACAAACGTCAGGCTCAAGAAAACGTTGAGGCAGTAGATAACGATCTTATGAAGGAACAGCACCCAAGTATGCCTATCAATATTGATAGACAAACTCGTGTAACTTTTGGTGGTACTAAGAAATCCTAATTACAGAATTTCTAAAACCAACAGAGTACACTTAAAC